TGGATGCTCTATTCTCAATTCAATGTGCTGGTACGGACCCTGTCCCCTTTACGAGCAATAAAGAAATCATCTACAAGCCTAACTGGTGTTCACCAGGACTAACCGCCGTGTCAGGAACAGATGTTCCGCCTGTAGTTTCACAGGTAGTTTCATTAGGCAATAAGAAGCAATTTGGATGGTTACCTACACCAAATGCTGATGCATGGGCTACGCCTCAAACACTCCTTCATCCAGCTGGCCCTACTGGACTTTCTACTGCTGGTTATACAATGAGTGATATATTCCCCGGTGGTGTGGTCTATAATGGACACAACATCTATATTCAACAGAGCAATGAGCCAGACGTCCCGGTTGCGAAGGTGATCGTCACGGTTGAATGGGAATTTAAGGGTGGAAAACAGCTATATGCGCCACCAATCTTAGCTACTGACGATACAGTTACTAAGGATCTCTAAATGCTCCAGGTACTTCCTCATAGTATCCGTCGGATTAGATGAATAAACAAACATTTATTCATCATCCTGACGCTTTGACTGACCGACGACCGCCTCGCCTGTCACGGCGGGCGGCGGGCAGTCAAAGTGGCAGCATTATGAATAAATCTTTGATTATTCATCAATTCTGACGATTGATATGCAGACGATTGTTTCCATAGGGAGTCAATCGCTTTCATATTGAATATCTTCTAAATCTCAGTGATATCCCAACGGTCCGCACTGAGTTTATCCTTTTCGACAGGGGGGCTATTAGCGAAAACAATGATGTGTGGTGGATTAAAAACTTTTGTACCTGTTTCATACTTGGTATTACAGACGAGTCCATTCTTGATTGCCTCTAAAGAGGTATATGATATATTACCTAGGCTTGCCCGGGGTATATCCCAAATGACGATCCTACAACGATCCATATCATTATTAAATACAAGATTAATAATGTCCGACTTTTTTCCACCATCACAAAAGAGTGCCTTATACTTTACAACCATATATTTTACAAAGGCGCTTTTTCCCACATTACCTATTGGTTCCCAATACCAATGGATTTTACGAGGGTCAGGCTCACCCTTACAAAGATTTTCGATCTTTAATTGCCAGTCATATAGATTGTCAATTATCTTTATCGGAGTAGGGTAGCCATATTTGAAGATTACTTCACCATCTTTTTCGCAGTATTCCTCAAGTGCTTCTTCATTACGGCATTTTCTAAATGATGCTCTTTTGAAGCATTCATATTTATTCTGTAGCGTACTAAATCTGTCTTTCTTTTTCAAACTTATGTAGCATTGGAGGTGTGGTGTTCCTGATTCTCCAACCTCTTTAGCGACTATTGCCTTTTTGGCGATTTCTTTGATAGTTTGGCACAAAAGTTCTATTTCCTTCTCTGTATAATTATTTATGACGAAGTCGTACTTATATTGAGGGTGGCCGGATGTTCCATTATTACCATCCGGCCTGGCACAGATTGGCACAGATATAGCGGACATTTATATTCTAGGTCTAGAATATAAATGGCAATCCGCAATCGCCGCCCCCGGCGCAAGGCCCCCCGGAGAGTCCGCCGCCGCGTAGCGAAGCGTAGAGGCGGCAAGAAGTCTGGTTTGAAGATAACAAACCAGTATGCGACGATTGTTGAATCGCTCGCATCAAATGATGTATTTTCTGATAGACCCTATCAGTCAATATTCTCGTTATCACAGTTTTACCGTGCTACAACTGTCGCGAAGAACTTTATGTTCTACCGCGCCAAGAGTGTCAAATGGGAATATATGCCCCTCTATAACACTTTCCAGCAAAACAACAGCGTCCCGGCTGTTGGTAAACCACAATTCTATTTTATGATGAACAGAACACAAGATACCAAGCTATCAGGCTATTCGTCTGTGGATGCTCTATTCTCAATTCAATGTGCTGGTACGGACCCTGTCCCCTTTACGAGCAATAAAGAAATCATCTACAAGCCTAACTGGTGTTCACCAGGACTAACCGCCGTGTCAGGAACAGATG